CACTCGTCATTTTCTAAATCATCTGTAATTGATTTTACAGTTAATCTACCAAGTGGAAACCCATAAACCAAACACCCTATCAACTCTTCAAAGTTACCCAACACATCGGGGTTGTCATTTTTGTAAAAAACACCCAATGCATAACGACATGAGGTCCATGTGTGAGAATAATGATATTTAACTACCATGTTCTCAGCTACTGATTTTTTTATTTCTCGAAGTGTAACTCGCGATGTATCACAATAAAACTTATTAGGTTCTTTCATATATCAAAAAATGTTTTGGACTTCTCATTTATTCCATATTTTTGATAATTGTGGTTGAACACATCCATGTTGAATTTTGGCATAGGTATCACTTCAAATTTACCAGTATTAACTCGTTTTTCAAAAAGTAAATCACTTTGTTTTGGGTATGGTAGATTATCATATAAATTGTAAACAAGTTTTCTATTTGATTTATCCAATGGGTAAATGTATCTAAACATCAATCCCCTAATTCTTGATATTTTTTTGTATTCACAAAACTCATGAGTTAACCAAAAAACCTTTGATTTACCTACTATCTGAGCATTTTCTTTACATAACTCCTTTGCACTTCGGGGGTGTATTTTTTCACCAGTAGATTCATCGAGATATACATCAGTTTTAAATTTACCAATATAAATGAAATTTGATGCTTGATACACATAACCACATTTACCCATGATTCCATCAGCAAGAGTATATAGAAATTTTATATCTAAATTTTTCTTTATCCACTTGATGAGTTGTGATAATGCATAAGACCCCCAATTAGAATTGTTTTTATCGGGGATAAAGCACATCTTACCAATTTCAAAATAATCTGCAGTGGTAAATTGTTTATTTGGAAATATCTTTTTAATGGTTTGTAAGGGTTGTGTACCCCAACCAAGCGTTACCACTCCTACTAGTTTATCATCTTCAAAAAATCCAATATAATGTTTTGTTAACCTTGGAAGTATCTTACTATAATGATATTGTTGTATAAATGGTACTGCTAAAGACTTCGGTATCTCTTTAATCAACATCGGTCAATCATTTAATCTTAGTAGAGCCTTTCTTATGCTTTGGATTATATGGACAATGGCGGCAACCATTACCACAACAGTAACCTCGTTTCATATGATACTGTTCGGTAAAAACTACCTTACCATTGTCCATATAGTAATCCTTTGGTTTCAAAAAAACCCGACATCAAGCAATTTCGCAACTTGAACCAGCGCATGCCAATTCTCCTTTCAAGTCAGTTTCATCTGTGAGTTCGATTACTTTACTCAAGTCAACATCATGCAAACTTTTCATCAATCTTTCATAGTCTTCCTTTGTACAGTCCTCAAATGGGGCTTGAGTATAAGTTCCACCGTTATATGGTAAAACGGATAAACCATTGTAATTTTCACGCTCACTCCACATCCACTCACCAACAGCATCCCAATCGCCATCTTTAATGGATACGGTAGCTGATACGTTATGGGTGTTATTTCCATTTCTATGACCCGGTACAATCCATTCTTCAGAAACTTTTTTAACACGTTCTAACAAGTCAAAACTACTCTCGGTTCTTAGAATGGCACCAGAAGGCGCTTTCTGAGGAATTGAAATAACTGCCGTATCATGTGGTCGGAAATACTCATCCTCTATAAGTTCTGGGTGATTTATTGCAAGATATGTATAAATTGCTTCATTCTTACCTACACGAATTCTACGGATGTAATAATCATTGTGCCAAGCATGAATTCCAGAACTTGTACCAAGTGTCAATGAAGTTGTACCAGCAGGTTTCACACAAGTGGTTCTAGCTGCTGGGTTGATACCAATGAGATTTGCCACTCTTTCATTTTCATCTTTCACAACATTTGCAGCTTTACTCATATCATATCCAAGTACCACACCACTTCCAATACCTGTCATACTAACGCCAATCAAAGCGTCCTTTTCAGTTGTACGTTGCCATATTGGTCTAAGATAGTGAAAATCGGTATATCCAGCTTGTAGAGTTCCAATAAACGCAGCTGCCTTAACACGAGTATTAAGGTCTTCTTGTGATTCAATATTACTTACGTTCACTTCTGTTAGATTACAGAACTGATATGGACGAAGTGCGATTTCGCAGCAAGGGTTTGTACCCCAATCCTTATCATTTGATAAATAGATACCCGGTTCTCCGGCTCCAGAAAGTTCAACACGTTTCCATATATCCATAAAGAACTTTTTGGTTATACGATGTCTCATCAAAACTGCCGAATTGTTAGCTCTACCACGTTGTGGGTTCTTCTCCCACCAATGGCCACTTTTACAAGAAATCATGTCATCATCATCGGCAGAGAATAATGAGATAAGTGCGGCTCTGCGGATTCCACCCGCCAATACAGCATCAGCAATATAACAAACAATATCATGAACTTCAATTGGTTTTAGTTTTTCTCCATCTTGTTTTTCTGAAAGAATTCCTTCTACTTTAATCAAACATTCCTTTAATGGTTGTGGTCCTGGGGCCTTACCACCACTTGTAACAAGTCTAGCACCCTTTGGGCGAATATCACTAAAATCGAATTTGATTTTACTACCACCATATAAGTAACTCTTAATTAAAACCTTAACCGAATCGGCCCAACCCTGAATGGAATCATCAATTAAAAATCTACGTGTTCTGTTTATATTTGGTTTACGAATTTCGGGTAATTTTTCTACATGGTGTTTTTGAACACTATAACCTACGCCAGTACCTCCCAAAAGTAAAAACATAATTTCACTAAAAGAACGCCAATCATCAATTGGTAGATACGCACAATTGTAAACTCTATTTGGACTAATTTCAATAGCCTTACCGGCAAACTGCATACTACGCATTGAGGGTAAAACCTTTTTGTCATACACCAATTGATACACACTTTCAATTTCATCCCGTAAATCTGGATATTTCTTGATATGCATTTCTTTGTTTCGGTCTACCAATTCCTCCCATGTTTCCCGTCTATTCAACTCGGGGATATACTTGGCGTACTTCATATACACCGTAATGTCTGATAAAATTTTATTTGATAATTCCATATTATAAATCTCTAATTTTTAGTTGGATATATAAATATCACATAACACTATCCAGAAGTTAATTCTTTGAATTTATTTTTCAATAATTTTCGAGTATAATCCTGACCGTTATCCATTGATTTTTGCGTTGTCTTCCCATCAGTAGATTGACTATCATAAATGTCTATCTTACCATTTGATGCATTCATTTTAGTTGGGAATGTAATACCATCTGGCCCAAATCTATTTTTAATTACATGAATTCTACCAGTACCAGCCACCTTATCTTCCAATTTACGAGATAGTGAAACAACAAAATCGGCCGTCATGATTTTACTGTAATCCTCAGAAATCTTTTCAGCTCCAATTACATCATCCTCAAGAGCCGCACGATTGGCCTGACTTGCAGTCCACACTGGTAATTCTTGCTCTCCGGCCAATCCACGTAACATTTCATAGATACTACCCAATTCATGTCTAATTTCTCTTGATGTTATGGAAGACCTTAAAAGGTCGGCATAGTCTACAATTATCAAATCTGGATTAAACCCTTGTATCTTACATTTTTCAATATGACTTGATAATGTATTAGTTGTTGCCGTTTTTGTTGGATAATACTTGATTACCAAATCACCTTTGATGTTACCAACAATTCTCTTTACTTCATCAATATTGTATTTCAAATTTTGATTGGCTATACCAGTGAAAATACTATCATATCTCAATCCAACGTAAGCCTGATTTAACTCAAGCGTATAGTGGATTACCTTTAATCCAGAACGAACAGCATTTGCTCCTATATTGGCTAGTAACCAAGATTTTCCAATACCGGCTGGTGCTACTACAACCCCAAGTTCACCCTTACCCAATCCACCGGAGGTCACATCATCAATGACATCCCAACCTGTAGTGATTGTATTTCGAACCGATTCTTCATATCGCTCATCAATATGTTGCATGTATTCATGTCCTACATCTCTGTCAGCACCTGCTTTCATTGCAGTATCAATCTTCAGCTTAATTTCATCATACTTACCATTTTTCAGTAAGTTCACAGAGTCCATTATAGCAGACTTCAACCTTTGATTTTTACAAAACTCAAGAGTTTTTTCCTTTACAAACTCCAAATCATCCGACTCTAAATGTTTCCAAATTTGCTTAATTTGGTCAACAACCATTTCTTTTAGAACATCATTTTCTATTTCACTAATTTTAACCTTTAACACCTCCATCGATGGAGATGTTTTGTATTGTTGAAAATATTCACGGATTACATCGATGATAAATTGATTTGCCTCACTCTCAAAATAACTAGTTTCTAATATATCAATAACTTGATTTAGAAATGACTTATCTTTGAAAAGAGAAGCCAACACCTTTATCTGAAAATTATAACCATACTCACTCAGTCTATCTGTCATACGCTATGGGATTTATCAGCCATAACATTTAACGTTGTAAATACTTCACGTATCCATACATCTGGATTTTTGATGGAAGTATTCATCATATCTTGAATTAACATTCTAGTTATAGCTAATTTATTTAATCTATTAATTGGTTGTCTAACAGAATCCATTATTGATGATTTGGCAAATCCAGAAATATCAACATCACGTAACTGCATTAGCTGATAGTTACGTTCTAGGATTGATTTACTGTCTCGAATAGTTTCAATCAATTTTGACTTGCTGTTAGAATTACAAACATAATCAATTATTTCGTGAATACCAACCGATTCACTATCAAAAAGTATTGGAATTTGCTTTTTAAGAGACTTTGGACCAGCACCTCGAATACCACCAATGTTGTCTGATTTATCACCAATTATCGAACGGTACTCTAAAAAATTATGGGAGTGTATCCCAAATTCATCAAATACAGATTCGCAGTCATACAGTTTCTTTTTTGTCGGGGACCAAACTCTAACTCTATCATCAACCAACTGTAAAAAATCTTTGTCGGAAGACATAATAAAACATTCTTCCTGATTGTATATTTGTTGTGTGATGTATGCTATAGCATCATCTGCTTCTATATTATCAATAGCCAATGTGGTTATTGGAAGATTATCCATATATTCTATTAACCTAGACATTTGTCTAGTCATAGATACCTTTTCTTCTTCCAATGAATATGTGTTTGGTCTAAAAACTTTCTGAGAAACTTTACGATTGGATTTATACCCATCATACAACTTTCTACGTCTTACAGAACCACCTTTACCATCGAAACAAACAATTACTCTAGTAGGTTTTAGCATCTTAATGGCATACCCCATACTCAAAAGGGAACCAGTAATTCCCCCAATATGTTCACCATTATCATTTACAACAGGCGTTGCAGCAAATGACCTAATAAAAAGGTTGAGTCCGTCAACCAACAATATCCTAGAATTTGGATTATCATTGGTTGCGGACTCTTCCTTTAAGTTCCGCAGAATTTCAATATACTTGTTCACTAAATTTAGCCATTTGGAACATCATCAATACCAACCTCAATATCATCAATACCTATATTGTCGGTTTTGTAGGCCATGATTACGGCATCTGCAATTTTGTTGTAGATATCATCTCGATTAGATGAATCACTCAGTACCCTTTCTTCGAAGTCCTTTGATTGGAATTTGATTTC